CTGTCAATTGGCAAGATTTTCAGTAATCTGAAGATTCCGCACATCAAGATTCAGGGCGGCAAAGCACCATACGGCATCGGTGGCTTTGGTAAAGCACCAAAGATTTCAGTTTCCTGGAATAAGAAGGCCATGCAACAGCCTTATATGTTCGGTAATGCAACACTGTTCGGTGCCGGTGAAGCCGGTGATGAAATGCTGTACGGCAGAAGCGCACTGATGAACGACATCGCAAAGGCATCAGGCATAGACTACACACTTATGGCGAATGCGCTTGTTTCTGCACTGTCAGAGACAGATGGGAATATATCCTTGTACATTGACGGCAAACAGATGGCACAGGCGCAGGCTCCGTACATGAACATCGCGATAAATCAATTACAGTCAAGACAGGCAAGGACACTCGGCCTTGTAGGAGTATAAATCATGGCAAAAGCAAATAACTACTTGCCGTCAGCGGCTTTCAAAATCAACGGTACGTTCCTGGAGAACCTCGTCACCGGATACCACACACTGAACGCATCCGGGAAATGGACACTGCCGAAGGAACTGATTACGGCAGAAACGAGTATACGCTCCGGATCCATTTTCATGAATTCACGGTATCCGGCAAGGGAAATCGAAATTGAGTACTTCCTTGACGGATCCGGATGGGATTCACTGCAGACGGCTTATACGAGCCTTATGCGGTATTTGGATACCGAGAATGCCGAGATCATCTTCAACGGAGAGCCGGACAAGTTCGTCAAAGGCTACTTCGTAATGGGTAACGACATCGAAGAAACGGCCTGGACAAGACACGGCACGTTCACGATCGTGTGCATGGATCCGTTCAAGTATTCGACTACTGAGTACGAAACAACGGCGGTGGGCAACCAGTTCAGCGTGACGTACAACGGCACCTACAAGGCATACCCGACGTTCGTAACGGAGTTCCCGGCATCGTATGATTCTGATGGCGACGACACGAGCACAAGCCAGTGCGGTTATGTCGGTTTCGTTGACCAGAGAGAGCACGTACTGCAGTTCGGTGATCCGAACGAAACAGACTGGAACGACGTGACCTATCCGGCAACAGTTCCGGTCAACAAGACGTTCAGCTCGAAGAACGGCTGGACACAGAACAATTCACAGGTGCATACAGGTACGCAGGTCGGTACGATTTCCATCGGCTCAAGTATTGATTGCATCTATCCGTCAAGTTACGGAACAGGCACAGGATGGCACGGGCCTTCACTGTCAACGATAATCACAGGCGAGACACCACCAATCGGCACAAACTACAATTTCACTTGGAAAACAAACTTCAGAGGTACGGCTGCACAGTTTGGTGGCGCAACAGTATTGCTGTGGCACAATGACAGCGGAACAAGGACATTGATGAGTGCTGTAAGGTTTGAAAAGACCACAAAGGACACTAATTGCAGAGTGTTCCTGTATGTTGGCGGAACAGCCAATAAGAAATACTTCACAGTAGCATGCTCAAAGATTGGCGCGTGCGCCATGAAGAAAATCGGCAACAAGGTGACGTTCTCGGTGGCTGGATATACCTATACGTATGCCAGCGACAACATCACAGACCTTGTTGCAAACGAGATAACATTCCATTTCACGCAGAACAAGACACAGGCAACGATGGGAACGAACAACGTCCCGTACTGCAAGCTCCAGAGGCTGTCGTTCAACAACTACGAGGACGTGGCAAACATCTTCATGCCAGGCGATGTCCTGACGGTTGATACCCAGGATGCAGGCGTGTACCTGGACGACGGATCCGCAACGATTTCCGCAACGTACCTGGGCGCTCTGGGCAACGACTGGGAGGACTTCGTGCTTGTTCCGGGGTCCAACACGATAGGCGTGGATTATTCTGACTTCACGACAAGCCCGCCGACATTCACTATCAAATACAGGGAGAGGTTTTTGTAAATGATCGTATATTTTGCAGATAGAAATCTCAACGTTCAAGGGTCTGCATCAACGCATCTGCCTAAAGGTATCACGATACTGGATGACGAGAAGAACGAGACACTTGAAACGGGTGTCAAGACGTTCAGCGTTACGTTCGTTTACGATGACACGACAAGGAACCTCGTAGTCGAGAACGTGGCGGTCGGCAATTTTCTGCTGCGGTCTGCGGATGACGAGAACGAGCTATATACCATCGTTTCAACGGAACACAGCACAGCGGAACAGACCGTACAGGCATACTGCGAAGATGCAGGGCTTAATCTGCTGAACTGGATGCTTCCGGCATACACATTCACAACGGCTCACGACATCAACTACTACATGACCACGTACCTGAATTCGGGGTGGGAGATCGGTGTCAACGAGCTGGAGGGTCCAACGCTGGCATTGTCATGGGATGGCGAGAGCACGGTCCTTGAGAGGCTGGAGTCCATCGTCAATTCGTTCGGCGGAGAGATGGACTTCTCGTATGTCATTGACAGGCTGACACTTGTTAAGAAATACATCAATCTGTACAAGCATCGGGGCAATTCGGTGATAACGCACCAGCTTCGGCTTGGCGGAGACATCTCAAGCATCACAACGAACACAAGCATTGAGAACATTGTGACAGTGTTCAATGCGACAGGCGGTACGCCTGAAGGGTCAAATACGCCTATAAACTTGGTCGGTGCTAACTATTCAAGTGACGGAACAACAACACATTCACCGGCTGTGCCTACTGATGACTATCAGATCGTCAGCGGAACGATACAGTGTAAGAGCGCAATGGCCAAATGGTCAAGCAAGCTTGATTCTGACGGCTACATCAAACGGCCTTACACCTATGACACACTTGACAAACAAACGCTGTTTTCTCATGCGGTTGCGGAAATGCGGAAGGTGGTTGACGAAGAAGTCACCTATGATTTGGAGTTCATCACATTCCCTGATGATTTGAGGCTTGGTGACAGGGTGAATGTTGTTGATGATAAGAACAATCTTTACCTTGAAGGCCGTGTTTTGACACTAACAAAGTCAATTTCACAGAATTCAACGAAGGCGACACTTGGCGAGTGGGTGAGAAAAACAAGTGGAATATCTGACAGACTGATAGCATTGGCGCATGAAATACGGCAACAGGTGCTGTCTGCGACATCGGTAACAGTAGCAAGCAGCGGTGGTTTGATATTCAACAACACAGCAATATCAACAACACTGACGGCTACTGTGTACTACGGAGATGAGGCCATTACCAATCAGACAAGGCTTGAAGAAGTGTTTGGCACAGGGGTGGCTGTCAATTGGTACAACAACGGCTCATTGGTTGGCACAGGGTTTTCATATTCGGTATCATCAGCCAACACAAATGAAAGTTACATCGTGAAAGTGGAGGATTAAATGTCAGTAAGAGCAGAAACACAAATTGACCTTGCAAGAGTAGATGACGGCTCACCAGGCGCAAACGGAGCGACATTCACACCTTCGGTTGATTCGTCAGGCAATATCTCTTGGACTAATGATGCCGGTCTGCCAAATCCGCAGACACAGAACATCATGGGGCCTTCAAGCCAATACTTTTGGTATGAGACATCAGGCGCAGATGCCGGAGCGCACATCACGGAAGTGCCACAAGACGAATGGAGTGATGTATCTGATCCAAACTATCACAGTGGCGGAAACATGCTTGCACAATCAACGAAGATTGCGATTCGTGATGGTATGACGGAGATGGCAACATTCGGTGCAGATGGTCAATCTTTCAACAATGACAATGGATATGAGGTTTTAAGGGTTGGCAAACTACCAACAGACAATTATGCGAGTAAACTGAATTGGACGGCATATAACAACGAATCGCCATTCTCTTATGAGTTGCCGTGGGCATGTGATAGCATCAGTAGTGTGAAATATTATGACAGTTCTTATGCTTTGATTAATGGAGTGACAGCATCCTATACATTGAGTGGGAATTCAGTGGTATTTGATGCAGCTGCTTGCTCCATATTGCAATCTAACAATGTTGCATATATAAGAGTTACTTATTCCTGTGATGGGAAATTTCCATATTTCACATTTGGAAGTGATGGTCTTGGCGACATTGGAAAGTATTCAATACGAGAAGGTGAAAACTGTGTTGCAAGTGGAAACACGAGCCATGCAGAAGGGGAAAGCACAACGGCAAGCGGCAGCAATTCTCACGCAGAGGGTTATATAACAACAGCAAGCGGACTTGAGTCACATGCAGAAGGCGCAAGAACAAGTGCAAGTGGAATTGTTAGCCATGCAGAAGGCAGCGACACCATTGCAAGTGGAAACACGAGCCATGCAGAAGGCGTCTACACTATTGCAAGCGCAGCATATTCCCACGCACAAAATTTGTACACAAAAGCATCATCAAATTCGCAGACAGCTCTTGGCAAATTCAACATAGAGGACAATGCAGACACCTATGCTGTAATTGTTGGTAATGGCACAGCAGACAACGCACGAGCCAATGCCTTCATGGTTGATTGGAACGGAGACATCTACCCACAAGCCACCAAGATGACTGACTTCATCGTGGAGACAGGCTCAACAACAGCGGGTTCTGTCACATGGAAATACCGCAAGTACAAAAGCGGTGAGCTTGAGATGTGGGGAGATGCGACAACAACACTTGCCATTGGTACGGCATCAGGTGCTATCTACACAACGGCAAGCGACTACGATGTAGCAATGCCGTCATTCGTAACAAGCACTGACTTCCTTACAGGCGAACTGTCAGGAGGCGGATGGCTTGATGTCACAAGTTTCGGCTCATCATCCCCGTTCGTAGCACCGAAAATCAGGCTATACGCACCGACTTCGTATGGTTCTGCATCAAGGTATATCAGATATTACTTCAAAGGCACTTGGGCATAAGGAGATACCAACATGAATACATTCATCAAAGCATCGCTGATCAGAGCGATACGAACGATTTGTCAGACAGCCGTGGCCGTAATTGGTACGGCTTTTGTTTTGGCTGATGTCAACTGGTGGGCGGTCGTGTCCGCTTCACTTCTGGCAGGCATCCTGTCAATCCTCACTTCGGTGGCTACTGGTCTGCCTGAAGTTGACTACGAACAGCACCTGTACATGAGCCATGACGAACCCGAAGATGCGGAGGTGTTTGAAGATGGGCAAGAGTAACACACAGACCTACAACTACGCCAAGCAGTTCCTCGGTCAGGGCGGTGCTACGTTCCGCAAATACTGCGGTCTGCCGAGCGGCGCAGCGTGGTGCAATGCGTTCGTGACGTACATCTTCCACAAGACCGACAATGCGAGCCTGTACTGCGGTGGCAAAAAGCAGACGTACTGCCCGAACAGCATCAAGTGGTGCAAAGCCAACCTGGCACAGATTCCGCTCTACTTGGCCATGCCGATGGATGTCATCTACTTTGACTGGGACAAGAACGGTGTGCCGAACCACATCGGCTTTGTCCGAGACAAAAACACGACCGATACCATCTATAC